ATTAATCACACCTTTTATAACCGAACAAGTAAAAGCAACAAAGGTTATAGCAGTTTATCCAGGTAGATTTCAACCATTCGGCCCACATCATAAAAAAGTTTACGATAATTTGAAAAAAAAATTTGGTGAAGTTTACATCACTACATCAAATATTAAATCCCCACCAAGACACCCAATGGACTTTAGAGAAAAAGTTCGTCATATGGTAAAAATGGGTATTCCTAAAAATAAAATCATATTTGAAAAAGTCCCTTATGTAGCAAATAATTTATTAAAAAAATTTGATGGAGATGATGTAGCTGTTGTTTATGTATTTGGTGCAAAAGATGCTGGTAGATTAAAAGGTGGTAAGAAAAAATCAGGTGGTTTAACTTATTATCAAGATTATAACAAAAATAAAAATAATATGGTTGGTTATGAAACACACGGATACATCTATACAGCACCAACCGTAAAAGTTAGTGGTATTTCAAGTGGAACAGAAATTAGAAAATTATTAGGTAGTCCAAAAGTAAAAGAAGAACAAAGAAAAAAAATATTTAAAAAAACATTTGGTTATTTTGACAAAGGTGTTTACAATATGTTAACAAATAAGTTTGGAAAATTATTTGAAATATATTCTAAGTTCATTATTGAAAACAAAGATTACATTAAAAAACTTATCAAAGAAGCTTCAACAGGTGCTAACTTTCCAACTGATGACGGCCCACCAACATTCTACAAAGGGTTTAATGATTATGAAACTCAAGCTGGTAAATGGATTGAAGAAATGGGTAAAACTTATGGTTGGGAAGTATATGATTTTTTAATAAGTGATACAGCACAAAATCCAGAAGATGATTATACTTTAAAAATGAATGTTGTTCCTTCAGTCGCTTTCGGTAGAGAAAACACAGGAGAATATGGAAAAAGATTTGGTGTAAAAGAACCAATCAAAAGATACATTGAAGTAGCAGACAGAATATCTAAACAATTAGGGTATGAAGTTATTAAGTATATGGGGATTAAACCAGATTTAAGTGGTTATACAGGTGTTGAAGTAGAAGCACCAGTTTTACCAGGTCGTTATGATTTAGGAAATACTGAAAGAGCTAGAGTCAGAGGAAAAGAGTTAATGTCTGGTATGACTTTACTAAATACATTAGAAGAATCATTAGATTTAAAAGAAGAAATAAAACTTATAGTTGAGGGTGGTGCATACGGACATATGGCACACCCATTTGATGATAATGATTTAAAATTTGCAGACTTAAAAAATATTATTCGTTTAGGTTTGTCCGGTGGTTTAAATCGTGAAGATAATGTTACAGAAAAAACTGACGGACAAAATTTGATGATTACTTATCGTGATGGAAAAGTTGTAGCGGCAAGAAACAAAGGACAAATTAAAAATCGTGGTGAAAATGCACTTGATGTTAATGCTGTTGCTCAAAAGTTTAGTGGTCGTGGTGATATTAGAGATGCTTTTGTTTTTGCAATGAAAGACTTGTCAAAATCAATTAATAGTTTATCAGATAAACAAAAAGACAAAATTTTTAAAAATGGTGAAATATTTATGAATTTAGAAATCATATACCCAGCATCATCAAATGTAATAGATTATGACAGACAAATTCTACAATTTCATAATTCAATAAAATATAATAAAAATGGTAATGCAGTAGGTGAGGTAAAAGGTTCTGGTAGAATGTTGCAAGGTATGATAAAACAAATTAATCAAGATATCGGAAAACATTTTAAGATAATTAAACCAAGAGTTTTAGATTTACCAAAAAAAATTGATTTTGGGAAAAAAGTTGATATTTATTATAAACAGATAGACAAACTTAAAAATAGTTATAAATTAAATGATAATGATGAACTAGCATTATATCATCAAAGGTTTTGGGAAGAATTTATTAAAAAGAACGCTAAACAATATAATTATAAAATTAATAACAAAGTTTTAGTTGGATTAACTAAAAGATGGGCGTTTTTTAATAAAAAATATAGTATCGGAAATATGAAAAAAGATATTAAAAACGAAAAGTTTTTAGATTGGGTTATTAAAACGGATAAAGAAAATCATAGAGACATTGTTAAAAAAAATATGTTACCTTTTGAAAAGATTTTCTTTTCAGTAGGAGCAGACATATTAGAAAATTTATCGAATTATATTGCAGCTAATCCAACAAAAGCCGTAGAAAAAATTAGAAAAGATATCATTAAAGCCTCTAATAAAGTTAGAGCAGGTGGTGATTTAAAAAAGATGAAAATTTTAAAACAACAATTAGAAAAATTAAACTCAATAGGTGGTTTAGACAGAATAGTTCCAGTTGAGGGTATAGTTTTTAAATACAAAGGAAAAACTTATAAGTTTACTGGTGCTTTCGCACCTGTAAATCAAATATTAGGGTTGGTGAGTTTTTAGTATGGCAGGATATAGTAAAGACGCAGAAAGACAAAATAAAGCACTAAAAGATTTAATATCTGGTAAAGAACACAAAAAAAGTTATACTCAAGTAGGATACGAGGGTAAACAAGAAAATAAAGGTGGAAAAACTCGTAAATCAGAATTAACTGATATTATGGCAGAAGCTAGAGTTCCTTTGTTTTGTCCTAAGTGTAAAAAGGCAATGAAAAAAAGACTTGATGATAAGTTTTGGTATTTATACAAACATTGTTTTGATTGTCAAATTGATTTTGAAAACAAATTACGACTTGAAGGAAAGTATGATGAGTGGGCTTTACAGAAAACAAAAAGTAATCAAAGAGCTTGGGTTGATGATATGATTCAAGGTATTGAACAATGGAGAAACGAAAGACCAGTTGACCAAGTTTATGATGTTGGTATTAAAGACCCAGAAGTTAAAATTGAAAAAGCACAAGTTAATGAAGAAGCTTTAAATAAACTTGCTGATGATGCTATAAAAGACTTGAAAAAAATGAGAGAAAACATATAACTAACTATTTATAGGTAAGGAGAAAAATAATGTTAAAAAAACTACTTGGACTACTAGCAGTAATAGGAACAATCTTTGGTGCTATCGCGGGTGCAAAAAAATCTAAAGAGTTAAAAGAACTTGAAAACAAGATTGATGAATCCAAAAAAGAAGAAAAAGATGTAGAAACTAAAATTGCTAAGTTAGAAAAAAATAAGAAAAAGAACAAAAAAGAAATTACTTCTTTAAAAAGAAAACTAACCATTTCTAAAAAGAAAACAACAAAAATGGAAAAGACTTTTGAAAAAGGTGATTCTGATAAAGCCGCAGAGTTCTTAAAAGATTTTAGTAAATAAAGGTAAAGATATGAAAAAGTTAATAGTAATATTGGCTTTGTTTGGGTTTATTTATTCTCAAGATAAAGTTTACACTTTTACTGAAGAAGAAGTCACTAATATGGCTAACAAAGTAAAAGACTTACAAACTCAAGTTGAGGAACAAACAAAGCAAATTAGTATTTATGATGAGTTAATGAAAAAATATGAAAATCAAGCACAAATTGATTCAATGTTAATTTCATTTAAAACTCAACAAGTAGATATTTTAAAAGACCGAGAAGTCTTATATGAGAAACAGATTAAACTTGTTAAACCTAAATGGTATGAAAACAAGTGGTTGTATTTTACATTTGGTGTAGTTGCAACTTCAGTTTCAGTAAAACTTGCCGGTGAAATAGTTGATTAATGAGTGATAAAAAACAATTAAAAGAAGCCATTAAAAGAGAATACGCTAAATGTGCAACTGACCCTGTTTATTTTTTGGGTAAGTATGGAATAATCCAACACCCTGTTAGAGGTAAAGTTAATTTTAATCTATACGATTTTCAGGAAAAATCATTAGAATCTTTTATGAAACACGATTATAATATTGTGTTGAAGGCTAGACAATTAGGTTTATCAACATTAACTGCTGGATATGCTTTGTGGATGATGACATTTCAACAAGATAAAAATATTTTGGTCATTGCTACAAAACAAGAAACAGCAAAAAACTTAGTAACAAAAGTTAGAGTGATGCACGCTAACTTACCAGGTTGGTTAAAACAACCTTGTGTTGAGGACAACAAATTATCATTACGATATAAAAATGGTTCTCAAATTAAAGCGGTAGCGAGTTCTGAAGAATCAGGTCGTTCCGAAGCCTTGTCGTTATTGATTATTGATGAGGCTGCGTTTATCGATAAGATAGACACGATATGGGGAGCCGCGCAACAAACACTAGCGACTGGTGGTAGAGCTTTAGTTATCTCTACACCAAATGGTGTTGGTAATTTTTTCCATAAAACTTGGATAGGTGCTGAAGACGGAACTAATGATTTTAATTTTATTAAACTACATTGGTCAGTTCACCCTGAAAGAGGACAAGAGTGGAGAGATGAACAAGATAAATTATTAGGGCCTTCATTAGCCGCTCAAGAATGTGATTGTGATTTTATTACTTCTGGTCGTGGTGTTATTGATGGTTTACTACTTGAAAAAATGAAAGAAAGTAGTGTAAGAGAACCAATAGAAAAAAGAGGTATAGACTCTAACTATTGGATATGGCAACCACCAAACTACACTAAAAATTATGTGGTAAGTGCCGATGTTAGTAGAGGTGATGGAACTGATTATTCAGCGTTTCACATTATAGATGTAGAAACATTAGAACAAGTAGCTGAATACAAAGGTAAAATCTCTACACAAGATTTTGGAAATATGCTAGTTAATGTAGCTAGTGAATATAACAATGCTTTGTTGGTTGTGGAAAACAATAATATTGGTTGGGCAGCAATTCAACAAGTGATTGATAGAGAATATCCAAACTTGTTTTACACAAGTAAAGATTTGCAATATGTTGATGTTCAACATCAAATGACAAATAAATATAGAGTCCAAGAACGAAATATGGTTCCTGGTTTCTCAACAACACAAAAGACAAGACCTTTAATTGTTGCAAAGTTAGAGGAAATGTTTAGAGAAGAATCAGTTATGGTTCATTCTCAAAGACTAATTGATGAGTTGTTTGTATTTATTTATAATGGAAATAGAGCGGAAGCTATGACAGGGTATAATGATGACCTTGTAATGTCTTTCGCAATAGCCCTTTGGGTTCGTGATACTGCGTTGAGATTAAGAGCAGAAGGTATAGAACTTTCTAAACAAGCAATACAAGGTATCGGACAAAATCCAGGAATTTATACTTCTGAAGTTGAGAAAAATGATTCTTGGGAAATGGATGTTAAAGGGGAGAAAGAAGATTTAACTTGGTTAATTAAATAAGAGGTGAAATATGGCTGAAAGAGATTTATTCAGTAGATTACAACGACTATTTTCTACAAATGTAATTGTTAGAAATGTCGGTGGTAGACAATTAAAAATAGCAGACACACAACAAGTTC